CCACGGTTAATCTTTTGACGGAGTGTGCTTCGCTGAAGTGTACCAAGACCAAGATTAAAGCTGAAGCTAACAAGAGAGTCAAACATACCTTGTGTAAGTTTTGCAGATATATAGCGTTTAACCCCACGTTCAAATCTGTAGACATCCTTAGCCAGTAAGTCATCAACTTCCTTTACTGAAAATGCACGATTCCAATTATCTGGCAGAACACTACCGTCACCAATAAGATGACCGCATCCAACAGTCCAGAGTCCAGCCGGACAACGATATGGTTTAAGTTTGATACCTTCATAGCGTTTGATTAAATCCAAGCCACGTTGTGATGTCTTCATTTTGCAAAGGCACGTGTACCAAAGTGAAAGGCTACGATTGATGCCCATACGGTTTGCATATCATCAGACCACAATGTACGCATAGCATCGTTATAACTTATGTTAGTGTGAATGGCATAATAAAATCCAAATAACTCAACCACAACCAACAAGCCAAACAGACCAAAAGTAATGGCAGGGCGAACCATAGCACGTAAGTTAATAACCCACGTAGATGCGCCTTTACCGATTTCGATGTCGTGATTATATAAGGCAGTTCTTTCTTCCCCAGCGACTTGCGTTTGTATTTGGTCATATTTAATCTCCTCAATGTCCTTCTGAAGTACGTAACCAGCTTTCTGTAATTCTAGCTGTTGCGACATTTGTAATTGAGCCATAGCTAGTTCGTGTTTATTGTCAGACTTGTTTTGAAAGAAGTCTAATATCTTAGGCACACCGCCAGTTAAAAAAGATACAAGTGTAGTTAGTAAAGTAAAAATTTTAATTCTCCTTAATTTTTTTCCATCTATTAAAGCCACCTTCTGATATTTTTTTTCTATGTTCTAAAGAAAGTTTTTTACCAATATGTGATTTTGCTAAATTTAATTTATGTTGTTCAGATTTTGGTTTCCCACGACTTGCTTGCCACATTTTTTCCATTACTTCTATGTTGATATACATAAAAAGAACAATTTTCCATTTAATCTAGCCATCCAATTCAGGTCGTTCGTTAATCTGCATCGCCAAGCCATCTACGTCTTCAAAAATACATACCTCTGACTGGTCATCTAAGAATATGACTAATTCACCGTCAAAGATACCTACTTCTTCTATGGTCTTGCCTATCATGTGTTCAAAGTAATCCTGCGCACCACCAAACAAGTTATGTACGGTCATAATTTACGCCAATTAAATCACCAGAGTCTAGTATTTCATGTGTTAGTTCGTCTTCTGCTAAACAATTATCACAAGTAGTTTCATTACCTTGTTCATTAATAATAAAAGCCTTACGACAATGGTTACATAAACAAATGCGATTAATCATAGCTTGTTTCATTTTATTACCCAACCGTGAGCAGCAGCGTAGGCATACAGAAACATACCTAGAGCCACCGATGTGATACCACGCAATGTCCACTTGCCAACCGTAGCAAATTGCTTGTCTAGCCACTCAGAAATAGCCTCTTTGAATGCTGCTTTGTGTAGTTCTTTTTGTTCTTCTGGAGTCATACTATTTCCTTATTTTTCTAATAAACCTTGTTGTGTGTTTAATTGATTTATTGAAGTAACGCCTGATGAGGCAGGTAATCCAATTAATCCTTTATTTGATGGAGTAGGAACGCGAGATAATGCTTTTTGCGTTTGATACATCATTCGTGCTATTAATGCTTTAAACGCATCACTTCTATCAGCCATCATGCCAGCTAATTGAACAGGGTCTGATGCAAGACCAGCAATCCCAACAGGATTATTTTTTAATGCTGTATATGCCCTAGACTCTGCAACATCTAAAGCATTAATTAATTGTGATTCTTTAGCATTTAATAAGTTTACAGGTTCAACTTGTGCAATTTCTTCTTTAAGCCCTTTTGCACCTGCTCGTAACGCTTCTTTAGTAAATCCACCTAGTTCATTAAAGTTTTTAGTACCTATTGCTTTATATGTACCTTGTTTTAATTTTTGTGCTAATTGAACTGGTATTTCTGTCCCAGTAGCAAGTGGATGTGCAATAAATTGGTCTTTAACTGCTTGAACAGCAGCAATATCTGCATCTGGTGCAAGTGAGTATTTTGCTTTTTCCATTAAGTCATCTAAATATCCAATGACTGATGTTTTACTAATAGTTTTATTTGAACTTTTAATAATGTTTGATATTTCATCATTTAAAGCACCAATTTTTGATTCTAATGTATTTAACCCACGACCAAATATAGTACGATTAACAGTAGGATTTACACCTTCTTCTAATAATGTTTGTACTGCTTTTTGCCCTGCACCAGAAGTTAATTCTGATTTTGCTGGTTTAACAGCAGACATCATTAATTTATTTGCGCCAGCACTTAATGGTGCTTGCAGAAGTTTAGGTGCATTAGGTATCAATCCACTTGTTAAAGCACCAATACCTAAATTTTCCAATCTGCTTTCTTGACCTAATGTTGGTTGTAATCCACTTAAAACACCACCAGCAAGCATACTTCCAGCAGTTCTATTCGCACCTGGAACAAATGCTAATGGAACGGCTGTAGCTATATTACCTGCAATAGCACCTATAGGGGCTTCTTCAGCAATTAATCTATTTTCTTTAATCTGAGAAGTATCATATAGCTTTTTAGGTAAAGCTATATAACCTTGAACTGGCGATGATGATGTTTCTCCAGTATTAGGATTTATATATTGTTGTGGATTTTGCAAGTCACTAAATAATTGTTTAGCACCTTCTAATAAATTAGATGGAGCAGTTGCAGCACCTTTTATATTACGAGATAACCATGACTCTTGTTGCAAAGCAGCACGTTTAGCATCATTAATTTGTTTTTTGCCTTCTAATTCAGCATAATCTAATATGTTTTTTTGAGAAGTGCCTTTTGGTGCAGTTACGATATATTTTTGACCATCTGGTGATGTAACTTCAAATTCTTCCATATTATTCTCCAGAAGGTACTGGGCTAGAAGATACTGGTCTAATTGACCATCCAGATTTAACTTTATTATATTGTGTTGGTGGATTTTTTGTTGACCATATTTTTTCAGCACCATTTAGATGACCATATTGGTCATAATAGCTTTGTAAAAAATCAACTTTAGCTTTAGCCTTATCATATTGTTTTTGATACAAGTCACGAATTTGTCTATTTGCTTCACCACCTTTGCTGATGCTTGGCAATGATTCTAAATATAATGAAATATCTTTATCTGAAGTTGTACCAGAACCTTCTACTCGTTTATTAGGTGCTATTTCAGATGTAATACTTTGCATTACTTTTTCAGCGTCACCTCTAAAAGATTCTGGCATCAATGATGCTAATGAACCTTCGTATAATGCGCCAGTTCTATTTTGAGTGTTTAAATCAATAAATTTATTAAGTAAAGATAAGTTATTTGAACCTTTATTTAAAACTTCATAACTAGCATCTAATTTTTTCTGTGCAAGTTCAGCAGCCCTATCTAATGCTTTATCTCTAATTTGACCAGGCAATCCCTGTCCAGGAGTTCTAACTCCAGTAGGGGCAAGTGCTGATTGCGCATTCCCATATAGTAATTGTGATAAATCAGCCATTAGTTTACTCCTTGAATTTTAATACCACGTCTTTTTAAATCAGCTTGCACTTGTTTAATTGTTTTTCCAGAACCGACTGCTGTATCTGCTACATCTTGAGCAGTCCATACTTTAGGAAGAGCAGCAGGAGTAGGTGTAGTACCATATTTATATGCAAATTCTTCTTCTTGTAATTGTTGTGCAGCATTTTTAAGTGGGGCTTGTGCTTGCGCTTGAGCAGTCCATTTATTTTGTAAAAACTTCATAAACTCTGGGTCTTGTTTTGCACGTTCAAATTCTTGTACAGATGCAATATCAGCAGATGCTTTAGGTATGGCACGTAATTTAGTTGTATCATAGCCTGATTGAATAAAATTAGCCCATGATTCTGAAGTAAAGTTTTGTGGTTCTAATTTACCAATAGGTGAATCTGTTGTTTGTTTAGCTTGCAGTTCTAAATACTTATCAAACGGCAATGCCCCAGATTGTAATGCTTCATTCATCATTACTTTTGGGTCAAAGTATTGTTGTTGAGTAACAACAGGTGCTTGCATTTGTGTTTGATAGTTTGGTGCTTCTGTACCTTGCGCCATAGGAACTTGTGCAGTTTCTTGCATAACAACATCACGAGTAGCATTAGGTTGACCAATACGGCTTCTAAATAAGTCTTGTGCTGCTTGTTGTTTTTGTTGACGTTGCATCTCAGCAATCTTTTGTCGTGTCATGTAATCTTGTGCAGCAGCATCGTAAACGCCTTGTGAACCTGTCATACCTGATTGCAAAGATTGTGCCAAGATACGACCAAGTCCTAAGTTTTGGTTCTTAGGTGCTGCAAGATAACCTAAAGCTGTGTTAATTAACCCAGTAGTCATAGCCTTACGTTGCAAATCTTTTGTGGCTTGTTCACCTAAAAGACCTGCTAATGACTCTGGTGCTGTACCAAATATATTAAAATCAGCCATTTTGACTCATCCTTCTTTTACGTGAAGATACTGCTACATTACTCATAGGTTGATACTGAACTGCGCCACCTTGCCTAATACCACCACCACCGCCAAAGTTAGGTGCTGGAGTAGGTTGTGCTAGTATTTGACTAACTCCAAGTAAGTTTTGTGGAGTGGCAAAGTCTGAAGCGTATTGACTAAACTGGTCAAGATAACTAGATGGAACTTGTCCAATGTTATTAGCAGCCAAAGCATCAGCAACACCGGCAGGTAATTGAACACCTTGACCTATTGCACTTTCTAATGCACTTGTTGGAATGCCTGGTGCACCGCTAGATAACACAGAACTTGGATTAAACACCATGTCTTGACCTGCATCTAATAAGCCTACACCCATGCCTTGACCTGCGCCTTGAGCAGCACCAACAGCAGACTGACCAGCAGCACCTTGTGCAGCACCAGTAGCACCAGCCATGCCAGTTAAACCACCACCAACACCGCCTAAAGCACCACCTAATGCAGCACCTTTAAGAATACCGCCAAGACCTTTGCCTTGAAGTAGTTTTGTACCACCGCCTACGGCAGCACCTATCATAATTGGAACGGCTAATTGACCCATACTAATACCCCTTCACTTTACCAACAACGTAGCAGATAGGTTCAATGACAGCACGATAGATGCGACCTAGTGGGTCACGCTTCTTACCACGCATCTCTTTCCATAAGTCAGCAGTACGATGACGTGCAATATGCTCTGCAACACGTCTTACAGCTTTTCTAAGCGCATTTGGTGTACCGTTGAAGGCATAGGCTACGACAGGCAAGAATAATGTGTGATAGCCCTTCTCAATCGTCTTAGCATTTGGCATAGTGGCAGAATGTTGTAACCAGATAGCTTGACGGAATGAACCGAAGCCATAAGCCTGATTCATTGCAGTACATACTATTTTACCACCACTTGATGTACTTGTAGTAACAGAACCTTGAGGTGCGCCATAAGCAGAGTTAAGATAAGTAGATAATTTTTGATACGGCAAGTTTTGTTCAAAGTTAAACCGATTGATGTCAGCTTCAAGTGCATTTTGTTGGTAGTCTTCTTGAGTTCTACCTACGTTAGCAAGTTGAGCAATATCACCGTAATCAGCAGCAGCCAAAGCAGGTGCATTACCGGCAGCAGCTTCTTGTCTTGCACGTTCAGCACCGTAGTTTTGGTAAGCAAGTTCACCGTACTTATTAGCTAAAGTGTTGCTTAAAGTTTGCGCTGCACGATTTTGTAAATCAGCAGATACACCTGAGCCATAGCGACCAGCCATTGATGCGCCACCTTGTGCTTGTTTAATGGCATCGTAATAGTTTTGTTGTGCGCCTTGTGCTGCCCCAGCCAATGCTTGATTAAAGTATGGGTTGCTGTTTAGATAGTTGCCACTAATAACATCTTGTTGTTGTTGTTGTGCTGCCGGTAATAATGGATTACCCATTGTTGCACGATTAGTAGTAGCCTGTAATGCTTGCTGTGTTGTAGCAGATGGACTTACATAAGTTTGACCAGGATAATATGCTGGCGTATTAGTTTGATATAAATTCTTAGCTTCACTCAGACCGTATTGAATGTATGGCTTAAGCATTGGGTCTATCCCAGTTTGGGATTTTTGTTGTTGACTACCACCGCCACCTTCCAATGTCATTCTTTTACCGACTGGTTGAAACGCTAACTCTGGTAACATATCTAAATGGTTGTAACGCATACTATCTCCTTAAACTTTCATTTCCCATGTTGATGGGTTAAATCCTAATTGTTTTGCCTTTTTATCCCACCCTCTACGGGCAGATGCAAACGTTAATTTATTATAGCCACCTTCCTTAGCAATAGCCTTAGCATGAAATAATCCTTCTGATATATCTTGATTATTGTCTAGCCAAGCTGCCCATAGGTGCATAGAATGTCCGTTAGGTTGCATTACCATAAAGCCTATATTTACATCATCTTTAATACACAAAAACAGTAGTGACCTTTGTTCATAACAGTCGCAATAAATGTCTTCTACTATCCAATCATTGTGTCCTTTACTTCTTACCTTTTCTAAGCCACTCTTAACAAATTCCCAGTTGGTTCTTAGTTGGTCTTTTGATATGTATTTAACTTGCATTAACCTACCACAACATATCCATAAGTTTTATCTGAAACTGAATTAGCATAATGAGTTAATGTAGCAGAACCTTTAGTTTGTGCGCTTACATACGGTGATTGTATTGGAGATGCTAATGTCAATGTTACTACGCTAGACGGTATTGATGGTCTAGCAAATGGTGTAGTTTGTGCTGCGTATGCTTCTATATAAGTACCAGTTGCAGCAATTGCTATGCCAAGTTCAATGTAATCACCAGCATTACATGTAACAAAAAAGTTAGCCACGGCTACTAAATAACCATCAGAAGAACCATGCTTTGATGGAACATCAAATTTGCTTGCTGTACCTGCTATATTTGTACCATTTAATTTTAACCATACAGACGTTGCATCTACTTGAGTTGTTGTATTGGCTAATTGTAACGAAAACTGTACATTATAAGTACCAGCATTCCTTACATATATCTTATTAGCTGATAGGTATGAACCATCAGCAATATCTGTTGTGTTCAATGCAACAGTATAAGCAGTATTAGCTGCTGCAAATGTTTGGTCTACTGTATTTTGATATGACGCATACGGTACTAAGTTATTTCCTGCTGCTGACGATATTGGAGTTAACAATATAACTGAATTATAACCAATACGTTCATTATAAATAGTTGTAGTGGTTGCATTGCCTGTAGCTAATGTTATCGTGCCGGTATTATTAGACTTACCATTCATTAGGTTGTTGACCACCTCTGATATTTCACGAGGTGAACCACCGGCAGGATTAAGGTTTCTGTATTGTTGATTAACAACGGTCATCGTGTACCTTGTGCAGTAACATCAACATCAATAGCTAAAATGTTTGACCAGTTATCTCCAGTTGGAATAACTGATAAACGATGGTATTTACCACTACTACGTAATGATACTCTATTATCGCTATCTGCTGGTGTGTATGAACCAAATGCAGGAACTTGGTTTAATAATGTGCGTGATGCAATAGCTACTTCTGCTGAACCATTATCTACTACTGGTCGTGCTAGTGTGACTACGGATGTCGCTTCACTTCCAATGTCACCAGTATTGATTTTAGCAGCAGCATTAGTGCCAGTAAATGTAATAATCTTTTCGCCACGAACACCACCAAATAAGAAACCACCACCAGACCATAAACGGTCATCAAGTGATGTAGTTAAAGAGTCAATCGTACCGTAAGCATCTAAGCCTTCTAATGTAATACCAGCCGTTGCTACTCGGCATAAGTAGTTTACATCAGTTGTACCATAAGACCATTTTTGAACTTGCCAGTTATAAATGATTAGTTGACGATTACCAAAGTTATCTAAAAAGTTCCATACGACAATTTTACGTACAGGGTCAACGGTGGCTGAAATAGTATCTAGTTTAGATGGATTAGCTGTTTCATAAAACCAACGGTCTACTTTCTCATTACCTATGGCTGTAATGGTTGTACCATCGCATGAATAAAAACCTTCGTCACCTAAGAAGTAAGTCATATTGCCATACTTAGTAACAGAGTTTCCTTCTACACAACCTAAACTGCGTGAAATTGTATCAAACTGGAAGAAGTAAGGTGAACCTATGTATGACATACGAACAATGGCTCTGTCCATTAAGATTAAGCCAAATTCACCGCCTGTAATACCACGAATGTTACCGCCATCAGGCAAAATCTGAAAGTCAGATTGTGATGCTGCACCACTTACCCAGTTTGTTTCGTTATTGATGTCTGACCATTGAACCTTGTTAGCATTAGACCCACCATCTAAGTTAGCAGCTACGACAAAGTCACGAACAATCGTTACATACGTAGCAACAGGTGCATCAGCAGACAAATCATCAAATGTTGTACTTGAACCTAATGTATAGTATTGAAGTTTGTTTACATTATTTGCAGCAATAATAGTTTCACCAAATTGAGCAAAATTGGCTCTAGTAACATTAGAATAACCACCTGTTTTAGATATGTCATCTAAATTAAGTGTTGTACTATCAAACTTAAATAGTTTAGTAGAACCGGCAGCAAATACTGATGTAGTACCGCTAAACTTGCCAGCAAACGCATTGTTTAAATCTTCTGTTGCTGAATTAGAATAATTAACGGCAGTAGGGAATGGAGTATAACCAATAGCAGCAGGAACAACATTCTGTGCGACAGATAAGTTTTCAACTACACCTGGTTGGTCTGGAGTCCATTCTGTAAATGTTATACGTTGAGTTGCCATTTAGTATCCTATTGCAAGCCAGTTATATGTCAATGTACTGCTATTAGTATTTCTTAAAACTATTTGTGTAGCAGATGTAGATTCTATTTTAGGCGCATAATAATCTGTAGCACCTGATGTTGCTATTGTTATTTGTGCATTTAATGTACCAGTTGGGAAAGCTATAGGATAAGTAACAGTTGTAGTTGTACTTGAAGAAATAGAATTGCTGCCCCATTGCATAATCAAACCACCAGGTAATTTTTGATAGCCATTAGTAGTTTTTGATTGATTAGTACCACTAAAGTCAGTTGTATAAACACCATTAGTTACTGTACCAGCATTACCTGAAACTGTACCTGTAACATTACCTGTAACATTCCCTGTAAGATTCCCAGTTACATCACCTGTAAAGCCACCTGATGCAGATGCAGTAGTAAATGCGCCTGTACTTGGTGTAGTAGCACCAACAGTACCATTATGTGCGCCAGTAGAGTTACCTGTAACATTCCCTGTGACGTTTCCTGTGACGTTGCCTGTAACGTTACCAGTTACACCACTAGGAGCAGAAACAGCCCCAGTTAATGTAGATGTACCAGCAACAGATAAGTTACTACCTACTGCAAATGTATCGCCATCAGTCCCAGCTTGCATATCTTTAATTTGAGCCATCATCTCACGGATAGCATTGTTAATTCCAGATGGTGCGCAACCTTCAGCAATATCAATCCCACCAACGTCTGTGTTAGAGGCTGGTGTTGAACTCCATTGACTAACCTTATCTCTTGCCATAATTTATCCTTTACCCTATGTCATTCCATGTGTTTGTACCAACCGGAACATCTGTCCATGTGTTTTGATTGAATACAGTTGATAATGTTGCTAATACTGAAATTGATGCCGTTCCATTAACTGTTGTTGCAAATGTCCACCCACTATTATTACCAGCGTCAGTTGAGTCTACAGCAATAAATGTATCTGCCGGTGATGCTGCGCTGTCTATAACACTAAGATAATTTAAGTATAGTTTCATTATTAACTCACGCTAAAGTTATTGTTAAGCCACTAGCCGGAATAGAAAATAACTCATTTGTAGTAATTGTTTCTGGTGTTGTTAGTGGGTCGCTATATAGCAAGTTCCCACTTGTTAAAGCATCGTATATAGCAATGTAAGTAACAGTACCCCAATCCGTTGTAGCTGCATCAAAAGTAACTGCTGATGAGTTTGTAGTTATACCATTTGAAGGCGCAGTTAATGAAATAGCTTTACGCACATAAGATGCACCAGATACTTCTGCACCTGTACCGCCATCTGTAGGGTCAGTTAAGAATAAAGCCAAGTAAACTGTTGATGGTGATGTAAACGATGTTGACCGTAACGTAGCATTGATAACTGCATTAGCTAAATATGTGGACATTCCTGACATAATTATTCCTTATCGTGGCACTACATTTAAGATTGCATTAGGGTACTTACCACCCTCATCGTTTAATTTAATATCCCTTATTGCCCTGTCGTATAAAGCAGCCCAAGATTGAACTCGTGCGTCATTCATTAGATACATCTCAGCTTCACCAAGAGAAGCATACAACAAAGCATCGCTGTAATTAGCTAAGTAAACATTACTAGGTTGTGTGCTAGATAAAGATACTGGCTCTGCATAGTAAAGCATTTGTAATGTTTGAGTGCCATTAGGAACTGGCGCAAATTGGAACTCTTGACCAATCAATGTGTAAAAGACTGTGATGCCAGATGTTGATGTTAATTCATTACGAAAGAACAAGTCTGGTGACTGATACTGAAACACGACATTAGGATTGCCTTGGATGTGTACATCACGCAACTCTAAGAAGTCTGTAGGTAATGTTACTGTACCGTCTGTTACTGTTGTAGTCACTACCTTTAACATTGGGCGTGTACGTAAGTTACGAGTAAGTCTAGTTTCAGCCATTTGAATAAATACAGGGATTTGGCTGGTCAAGTCTGTTCTTGCTAAATAGCTTGCAATAGTTGCTTGCAGCCCACTATAGTTATTAAAATCCATATTTAATCCTTATGTTTAACTAATACTACTATTCCATTATCAATAGCAATGTGTCTGATAATTCCAAATCTATTGGATAGTTTACCTTGCCACCATTCCCACGGTTCTTGTATTAAATGTGCATTACGACCATCGGGCAATACTTTAACTGCTGCGCCTGTATGAATAGTAAAAATTCCGTATGACAAAACACATCGTTGCAAATCATCTAGCACATCATCAAGGCATTCAGGTTCTATGTGTTCTAGTACGTCTATACAAGCTACTAACTCTGCCGGTGATGGTGTTGCATCCCATAATGGGTTACTAGGTTCGTATGGTATGTATTTAACGTCTTGCGTTAAACTATCTCTTAAACGGCATTTGCCAGCACCATAATCCAATAACTCTTCAATTTGGTACTCTGCTATCACCATGTCAACAATAGGCGCAAAAAACGTGCTAGAGATGCCATATTCAGGGTTTAAATGCAAATCTGATTGCATCTTACGGTAGTCTTCCGTAATTAAACTCATAACTGCTTTTCTACTCTACGGATAACATCAATCCAGTCAGCGTCATCTTGATACATTAGTCGCATTGTCTTAAACCAGTACATACTAGGCTGTGCATAACGCCATTGATGACGTTTAGGTACTAAGCACCATGTCTTAATGCCTAAAGCAGCAGCACAAAGCTGTGCAGTAGTATTGACACCTATTACCATGTCTAATTCAGCGATTAAAGCAGCTAAATCATCATAATCATCCGTGTTTACAGCGCAGTCTGGGTAGTAAACACCATCAATCTTGTCTTCTACGATGTAATCTAAGCTGACTAGCTGTATATCTTTACGTTTAAGCAATGGTGCAAGGTCAGTTGCTTTAATTTGCCGACCTTTAGCATTGGTCATCTTCTTGCCACCGTGTGTGGTAATACCAATTACTGTTTTCTTCCAAGAACCAAATAGTTCTTTCCACTCTTTACGCTTGTTTTCATCAGCCACTAGATAGGTAGTGCCAGGGAAGTCTTTATTGGTGTGTCTAAAGAACTGTGGTAACGCACCAATAGCACATCTAGCATCAATGTTTGCGTCTTGCACCCATTCTGGCATTGTATCTCTACGAGTTCCGTGTACTTCTGCAGTAGGGAAGCTGCGCTTAAACAAAGTAGCTAGTCTTGGGTCACAATCAATATAGACTTTTTCGCTTTTATTGATTAAGTCAGGTAAACATGACGCATAAAATATCTCATCACCTAAACCTTGTTCACCATACACTACAACACGCTTGCCTTCTGAACCATCCCACCTAGACTCATCGCCATAGGTGTATTCTTTTCTAAACTTGCCACCTAGTGACTTATCCCACTCTTTCCAACCAGCATCCCATTCGCCTCTAGCTAAATAGCAATGCGCCAAGTTAAGTTGAGCATTTAAGTCTGTTGGTGATATTTCTAATGCTGTCTTAGCAGCCTTCTCTGCAGCATCCCAGTCACTTAACTGAACCAATGTTGCCGACATATTTGAATATGCCATAGCATAGTTGTTATCTAACTCTGCCGACTTAATAAAATATCTAATCGCTTCTTCTGGTCTGTCTAGTTCATGGCAAGCACGACCTAGAGATGTCCACAATGCCTTGTTAGTTGGGTTCTCTTGTAATGCCCTACGAAATAGCTGATAAGCAAAAGCTGTTCTGTCAGACATTAACCAGATATAACCAAGAAAATGTAATGTTGCTGCATCGTCTGGGTATTCTTCTAACACCGCATAAATCAATGGCATTGCATTTTCATAATCATCAACTTCAATTAACTGATGTATTGCCACTTGGCATTCTTTTAATTCATTCTTATCCATTATTTTATAATCGCATTAGTCGCTTTTAAGAATGGATATTTAGTATTGATGGCTCTCATCAATTCTTTTGTTTGGTTAGGATTATGTATATCAATCCCTTGTTTTAATAATTCCATCTCAATTACAGTAGGAATACTTGCGTAATGCGCCCATTCTTCCTTAACGCCTTTCTTCCATGCGTCAGGGTTATCTCGCTTTGCTTTTAAGTTTTCAAAGAAAGCATTTAAGTCTTGTGTACTCGTTAAGCGTACATCTTCTGTTACAGGGTCATAATCAAATGTCTGTGTTACACCTGTATCAGGGTTGTAATCAAAAAATACTGACATTCACATCCTTTAGAAAGAGAGGCAGTTTCCCACCCCTCTATTCTACACTATTTAAACGCCTACGTTTTGTACCTTAGCGTGTGCACTTGGGTTTTGTACTACTAAAGCGTACTCAGTAGTCAATAGCCATTTGCTTGAGTCACCAGTTTTAGCTAATTCTTGTTTTTCCATTGGGCGCAATGAAGCTAGACCAACGTAGTTAGAATCTAAGCATAAAACAGCTTGGTCACGCATGAAACGGTCAAGTTTCACAGAGTGATTACCAAAGTCTGACACATACACGTCAGCAGCACCTACGATTACGCCTTGTGAGCCATTAGCAACGTTATTGTATTTAGTAGCAACGCCAGCAAATACAGAGAAACGAGCCTTGTTAGTAGCAGACATCAAGATTGTTGATGTTTCGCCACCAGCAGCCCAAGCTAGTTGTAATGCAGATTTCAAATCAGCTTCAATGAATGTTACTGATGTACCATCTGTAGGAGCAGCAACAGTACCGCCAGAGAAGCCTGGTGTTGTACCTGCAGTTGAACCTGTAGCTAATACACGGTTAGTAATCCATGACTCAATACCAGCACTTGAACGAGCAGTACCTGCGCCACCAGCAGAAGATGCTTGGTTACGCACGATTGCATATTCCATGTCACGTTTAAGTTCTTTACCAGCTTTCATTAGTTGGTAAGCAACCTCTGATTTACGACCATATTTCTTAACAACATCGTATGTACCAGAGATTTGAACTGTTTTACGTGAGATTTGAGTGTAGTTACCCAAAACTGTAGTAGCAGCCAAGGTAGCGAATGAACCATCGTCACCCTCAACCTGTGTGTTAGTAGCAGCAGCAGCTAAAGCGTCTGTTTGCCATTGGTGATAAGTTTGACCAGCAGTCATACGTTTTGCCATAGAAAGCAAAGGTGTATCTTCTGGTGAAATATCAAAAATTACGTCTTCAAAAGACTCGGCTATACCCTTACCGGTATAGGTGTTGGTTGATGAAACAGCCATATTATTTCTCCTAAATCATTCTTTCAATAAGTTTTTGGGCATACTCAGATTTGCCAGTCTTACGTAACGAATCACGTTGCTGTTTAAATTGTGAGTTGACCTCGTTTTTTGTATCTTTTGCACCAGGCTTAACGACTGGTTTAGCATTAGACACTTTGTTCTTTACAACCGAGTTCGATTGTAACTTGCGCCATTGCATAGCATCGTGCAAGACCTTTACGTGCCTTGGGTCAACAATCATTCCTAATTCATCGTCTGTAAAGCCGTATTCCTTGCCTGTGGAAATAATTTGCTGGCTGGTATCTCTACTCCAGTTCGGTATCTCTTTGGCTAGAATCTCTTTGCCTTTAACAATACGGTCGGTTAATAATTGTTGTTGCTGTGTTGCAATTTGTTGTGACTTAGCTTCAAGTTCGGTGGCTAATTGCCCACGTTGTTGTTGCAGTTGGTTATAAGTAAAGAACAGCTTTTGGGCTTCTACAAAATCATTGTCACTTAACTCTTGCCAGTTGACGTCATTAAAAGCAGAGAGTCGTTGGTCAATGTTTGTTAGTTGCGCCACGTCACCAATTAAAGCATTCTGTAATTGAACTTGTTGCCTAAAGTTTTGCTCTTGAACTTGAATAGTTTGAGCATAGTCCTCTAGTGCTTTACGTTGTTCTGCTACTTCTTGCGTCTTTTTGGTGTAATCTAGTCCTTGCTGTGCTAGTGCTACGACTTCGTTGAAAGGCTTTTCAATTTCCTCTCCATTAACTTTAAGTTTAATAGCTTGTTCGGGTTGCTCTTCCGAGTCCTCACCTTCTACTTCACCTTCTGTTTCTGGTTCATCCTCACCTTCAGTTTCTTCTTCCTCTTCTTCGTACTCTTCAGGAATTTCCTCTAACGGTGCTTCTTCCTCAACTTCATCCAGCATAGTCATCAAACGACTTTCTGGTGACTGCACTTCTGCTTGGTCACTCATTGTATTTCTCCATTATGGGCTAAGTTATATTTAGGTTCGCCCATTACCTAAATAGTTTAAATTTGTTATCAGTCTGTATAGCTGACATTTTACCTGTGTTTATAACGTCTTGTAGCTGTTTTTCTATTTGGTTTAATAGTTGCATAGCTATGACTAAACGATTGTGCGTCTCAGAGTCACCTAGTGCGCTTGAAGCCATACTCTTGATGATTCCGTCACGTACTTTTTCTATTGATTCTTTGAATAATGGGTTATCAAGCACTTGAGATGCTTGTTCACCACGTTTTACTTCATTTAGTTGATTGTCCATTAATATCCCAATGCTTTGTTAATCAAACGACCTCTGACAGTTAAACCACTAACACGAGTAGTATAAACCCCATCAGCCTTTATTTTAACAATATCTGCCTCAATTTGTCCTGCACCACCTAAACGAGATACTTTGTTAGGTAATGCTGATGATATTTGACCATAGGCTATTGCACCGGCTTCAGCTAAACGGTTATTTGCAGATGTAGTAATTGTTCCATTAATAAACCAGCCTGTATTGTCACTAACATCAATACTATTGGTAGCAATAAAATACTGTGGTGGAGTAGCATTTGAATCTTGTATGCTTAAATACTCAACATTAATGCCAAATAGCCATCCAGTATTGTTGCCAGAATCTAATCCACGACTAACTACAAATGAATCTGTCGGTGTTTGTACAGAATCTTGTACTTCAACATAATTTAAAACTGTAGCCATAATGTATCCTTAAACTTTAGCCAAAGTCCATTGAACTCCAGGTGTAGTTGAATTAAGCGTAATTAAGTTTCCACTAGTGCCTGATACAGTAAAGTTTTGTACGCTTGTTGTAGTTCCTGCTGTAAAGGTAATTGTAGCCGGTTGTACAGTATTGCTGATGTTAGCAAACTGATTGCTGCCAGTAATAGTCAATGCACCAGCGCCACCTTGATTAAGTGTGTATGGGTATGTTTTGCTACCACCTGCAAATGTCTTAGCAGTACCGTATGTCATGTCAATCGTACCAGTACCAGTTAATGATAGGTTGGTAGATGTAGTTGCTGTCCAGCCACCGCCATTTAATGTAATTTTACCATTAGTACCAAGGTTTAATGTACGAGCATTACTATTAGATGAACTAAATGCACCTGAAGTTAATGTTTTTCCATTTACATTTAGAGTACCATTAGTTAATGTGTAAGTACGAGTAGAACCTGAAGTTAAATTATCTTGTAGTTGAACTGTACCACCTACACCATTTTGTATGATAGGACAGTCTATTGTTACACCATTTGTAGTAATTTGTTGTGTACCTGATGTTGCTAAAAATGACATCGAAGTTGCAGTTGCTGTATAAGTTAAACCACTAGGTATTGTTAGGTTTCCATAAATTGCAGAAGAAGCATTTGTAATTGTTCCACTAAAACCTGTTAGATTTATATTTTTAACACCTGAAAAACTAGCTATATCTGTACCAGCAGTAAAATTTACATTAATTGCATTTGCTTCACTTAAACCTGCTGTTGTACCTAAATAAACATTTCTTCCAGCTGTTGAACCTGAATAAGTACAATTAACAGTTGAAGTACCTGTATAAGTAAATCCAGTAGCAGTACCCATAGACCAAATAGTACCTGAATTACCAGTTAAATTAATAACTCCAGTTGTACCAAAAGCAATAGCACGAGTATTAGAGTTACTGGAACTCAATACAGTACAGGTTAGTGTTTTGTCGTTAAGGTTTAGTGTGCCTGATGTTAGAGTAGCTGCACCTGCTGATGTTAAGTTATCAGCAAGTGTTATTGTATCTGTAGGGCTATTAATTAATATGCTTTGAGTAAATGATACGCCAGCAGATGTAATGGTTTGTGTTTTGTTATATCCAACAAATGCTAAAGTGCCTGACCCAGTAGTAGTAACAGATGAACTAAAAGTTAAGTTTCCATAAATTGATGGGCTAAAAGCCCCAGTTGCAAATGTCATAGCATTTGAACGTGTTGAAGCATTAATAGTACCAATTTGCCAAATATTATCTATAGTAATAGTTGCAGAAGTATTTAACCCAGTATTTTCAATTATTACTGTATCTTGAGGTAAAGGAAAGTTATTTACATCTACAGCACCGCCTGATGTTAAAGCCCATGCTGTTGCTGACCAGTTACCACCAGCTACTAAATTCCAATACTTAGTTACACCAGCAGCAAAAGTTATATTTGAGTTATTACCGGCATTACCTAAACGAGTACCTGACCATGTACCTGATGCACCAGCAGCAGCAATATCTCTAAAGTCAACATCATTTAAAGTAGCTATTGTTGCTACCGTTAAAGTTACTTGTGTGCCGATACCAACGTTACCTACAACAATTATTCTGCGTATTGCAGTATTTGCTGTACCTAAAGTCAGCGTTCCATTTACAGTAGTAGATGCAGGCAAAGCTATAAATCTAACACCTGTTGTACTAGGACTAGTAAATGTTAAATTATTAAAAGTATTATTGCCTGAAATTGTGTATGTAAAACCTTGTGATGCACTTGTAAACGATACGTTATAAAATGTTAGCCCACCGCCAGCAAAGGTAGTGGCTGTAGCAGAACAAGTGATTTGAGATGTACCAGCGTTAAATGTAAGCCCACCAGTAGAACTATTAGTAAAGGTAGTAGATAAAGTTACTGTTGATGAGCCTAAAGTTACAACTTTTGTATTTGCATTAGGATTCATTAATAATGTTGCACAAGTGACATTGTAATTATTTGTTATAAATGTCCCGCCAGATGAAGATATATTACCTAATGTTGATATTGCGCTTCCTAAAGTCCATTCACCGCCAATACCGCTAAAATATACTGATATATTGCTTAAACTTACACCATTCGTTGTAAATGTTTTACCTGTTGTTGTTGCGGATAAAAATAATAGTGAGCCAGCAGTTGCAGAGCAAGTAAAATTAGAAGCAGGCAATGTCATTGAACCAAAGCAACTTAAATATGCTGTAGCACCCATAGTAAATGTCATTACAGCATCTAAAGCACCACCAGCACCGCCTGTACTAAAATCACGACATAATGCAGGTGAAACAGAAGTACCAGTTACAGTAACAGCAAATGCAGTTGTACCTGTATTGGAGTTAGCGTCAAAGATAACATCGTCTACAGACGTAGGCGCACTAGCACCACTAGCACCGCCTGAAGTTGCTGACCAATTTGTTGTTGATGTGGCATCCCAGTTGCCTGAACCACCTACCCAGTATCTAGTTGCCATCTTCAGTCACCTCTTCATTAAGTTGTTCTTCACTAGGTGCAGTTACAATAGCGTACCAATCATCCCAGCGTTTTTGTTCCATTGCTTCTAATTGCTCTTGTGTTGTGTTGTTATACTCTTCTTCAGTTAAAACAATAGCGTCTACTAAAGTATAAGTACCATCTGTGTGTTCAAAATTGATAGTAACGTACCCATCAACATTAGTTGTTTTAATAATTGACATAGTTTGCTCCCGCTTTAATTTGTGCTATTGCTAAATCTGTTTCTGCTTTAAGTTGAGCCTTGAATCGTTCTAACTCTGCTTGCGATGCGATGCGTTCACGTTCAATGGTCACATCATTCTGACTACGTACTTGTTCTTGTTGTAATTGCGCTTGGGCTTTTTGTTGCGCTAGTTGTTGTTCATTCTGCGCCTTCATTTGCTCAATCTGCATTTGACCTTCTATCAATGTTTGATTTGGGTCTTTTTGTTGTTCTTGTTGATTTTCACTAGGATTAGTCCAGAACTCTTCAGGATTTTTAAAGCCAGCGTTCTGTGTGAGTTTAGCCAATGCGTTATATATCTTCTCTGGTGAGGTGATACCAACAGACAATGCCTCTTTCTGCATTTGTAAGATAGTGGTTAGGTGCATTAGTTGTTGGTCTTTATTGCCAGCGCCTAAGCCTACAGAGATAGTTAAGTCATTACGGTTCTTCCACTCACGAGGGTCAACCTCTACCCATTTGTTACGCAAGCGCATAATGTCAGGTTTAGTGTAAGAAGTTCTAACCAAGCGATGCACAAGTTTGAATAAGTCTTTAACACCTGTTTCAGCAAATGTCCTAGCAACCAACTCAATACGTTGCTGTGATGCAGACATAATCTGTGCAATACCACTAGCAGTTTTGTTTAAGCTATTAGCATCCAAGCCTTGATTGTAGGCAGTAACACCGGTACGGTTCTCTTTCATGCTGTCCATGTACTCAACCAAAGCAAAGCTAGATGGTGGTAATGGTGGATGACTTAAAGGCATGATGGCTGACATTGGCTCACCTTCAACACGAACAATACCGCCTGGTCGTGATGTAAGCATATCGTCTAGGTTTACTCGGTCAGAGATGGCATAGCGACCATTGTTAGCTAGGTACATATTATCAAGCTGACCACGCAATAACGTAGACTTGATTAGCTGAATGTCCATCGTTAAGTCTGAATAACTGCGACCAATGTGACGATGTGGCATAAGCATTGGAGTGATACAGGCAAACGGCACTACGTCTGTCTTCTCTTTAAAGACTATCTCATTACCAATCACAACACAGCGAGTGAGTTCGTTATCAAGGCGTATGTAAGTATCACGCACTAATATCATGCCCATGTCTGCTACTCGGTCATATTCTTCATTGTATATGTCACGTGCATTAGACTCTTGTTCGTACTCATCAGATACTTCAGCGTAGATAGTGTCTATCTTATCCTTGCTAATACCAAATGCTTCAGCAGCTTCACTACGACTCATTACTTCACGATGCTGTACGAAACGTGCGTTTTGTAGCGATGGGCTTGATGTGTCTACTGAAATCATCATGTTTTCAGGTGCTACGTTCTTAATGACAATCTTTCCCTTAGTTTCTGTAACCTTAATCTTAACATCGTGTAACTGTGGTGCTACCATGCCGTATGGGTCTTGACCATTCATTACAGCTTGCTGCATCATGGCTTCTAGATTAAATGATGGGTCAGGATAGGCTGTGTGGTTCAACACTTCAATGTTAGAGTCTTGCACTAGCATTTGTAGCTGTGCGTCAGTCAATCCTTCGTAGTCTTCTTCCTCTACCTCTGACTCTTCCTCGTAGTAAGCCTTAACGTAACCATTCTTAGACAGTAGTGCATCTTTGAACCATACGTAGAATACGGTAAAGCCTTCGTTCTTCTCCATGACTACGTGATTGATGTAATCTGTTTCTTGTTCGGCAGCAGCTTCGTCTTCTGCGTTCTTAGGGTCAAAGCTAACAACCGTGTCACCAGATACAAAGACCTTTAGTAACTGTGGCAAAGCAGACTCAATCGTGTCCTGTACGTCTGAACTTACGACCTGTGAACGACCTTCTACTTCGTTACCAAACATCTCACCTAGGTAGTAATTAATAGCAACAGCCCTATCGTTAGATAAGGCAGCATCGTTAATACCGTAAGCAATCTGTTCTTCTTGGTCTATCAGGTAAAGTATTTCGCTGTCATTCATTAGACTATTCCTTGACTATTGTATTGAATCTTCCCACCGCCCCATGACTCGTTCTTCATTTGGTCAATGGAAGTTGACATATATCTGAAAGCATCTGCACCATGAGAGTATTCATCGTGTAATGGTGCGCCAGGTTCTTGTGTGTTTCCGTTAATGCTGCGTCTGTAGTGCTTCAAACAATCCACTAACCTAATCGCTGCTTTATCAAAATAGACACGGTGGAAGTTCATCCTTGCCGTTCTAATGCCAGACTCTATGTCAGCAATAGGAACTATACGTACATCCCATCCTTGCTTGCGCATTATCTCTTCTGCGCTAGTGCCATACTTAAAGTCTTTAGTCCTGCCATCATGTGGTAAGAACATTTGACCCCAGTTGTAGTTAAACGCTTTAAGTTCAGCAGAGTAACTGTCCAAAGTCCTATGGTCATCCTCAATGTAGCCTATAACACGTATGTCTGATACACCACGCTGGCATAAGATAACTGACATACTATCATTCCAACCTAAGTCCATTACAACATGAACCTTCAACATCGGGTCATACGGTACGGTTGTTATTCTATTGCCTTCTTGCGCCTCTCTAATCTCATTAGAATAGATAGCACCATCAACAGCAGCCTTACAATCGCCTTCCCATATATTAGCATAGTCAGGGTTGTGTTCTTGGCTATGTAATCGTTCAATCTCTAGTACGCTAGGAAACCAAGCATTGTCGCTGTAGTTTACCTTAACAACATGGGCAGTTTCAGGTGGATTAACAACAAACCTTTGGTATGTGTCATCAGTATCAACGTCTGGGTTAAAGCTAATCCATATCTCTGAGTTTTCAGAACGTATCGTAGGTATCAATATATCCCATGACCGCTTAGATACTGTTTGCGCCTCTTCTACCCAAACTATGTTACAACCTTCAAACGACTTGATAGACTCTACCGTATTACTAGCCAAACCAGCAAAGGTAAACGAACTACCATTCCTGCCTCTAATCTCTGACTCTAGCACCTCGTAGAATGCACCTAATCCTAAAGCCTGTATCTGGTCATTAAGTAGCGTATGTACTGACTGCTTAATAGACTTCTGTATCTCACGAGTACAAAGTATGCGTAAAGGTTTGTTAGCAGCCTGTATCAACAATGCCCTAGCAAAGCCCCATGACTTCCCACTACCACGCCCACCATAAGCAACCTTGTATCTATGTGGCTCAAATAGGAACTTTAGCTTTTCAGGGAACTCAGCTAATTTCTCACTCGGTTGTGACAAACTTAATTCCTATGCTTAATGGAATGTCTGCACCATCTACACCGCTTATCTCTGTTGTTGCTACTGACTTGCCATCAAGTCTATCGCCTAATTCTCTTATAGCAGCTATGTCACCCTCTTGTGCCTTTAGTATCAAAGCCTCTGCTACTCTGCGTAATGTTTCACCATCGCCTTGTACTACAACTCGCTTAATTGTTTCAGCCCATAAACGATTGTTCTTACTTGAGTTTTGGTTGCCTAATGGCGCACCTGCACCCCTTGGGTTTGTTTCTGTTATTTCTGCCATTTTGTTGTGACTCCTTATAGGTTGGTCACCCTGTTGTTAATGTTATTTGCTACTTAAAAACCTACCAGCACCATAACTAGGTGTTGCTGTTTGTGCTGTCTGTGTTTGTGCTGGTGCTAGATACTGACTTTGTGTAAGTTGTGGAAACAGTTGTTCAATGCTTGGTGTGCTAGTTTGAGTAGCTGCTTGTTGCGCCCTAGCAATCATATCATTCATTGGTGTTGTTCTACCTGCACCATTTACAAAGATTTTTTGAGGTGTTGCCTTTTGACCAGTTTTAAGCATCTGACCTAATAGCTTTAACCCATTTGTAGGGTCATTAGGATTCATGCCTTCATAGCCCATGTAATACTGTTGACCAGTATCATAGTCGTAGTAAAGTTGACCAGGCTGATTACCGCTTGGTCTTGGATTTAATCCACCGTTATCATAATCAAAAGTTTGTGCGCCCATATTATTACCTCAGTATTTTTCTGACTAAATCTAAATCTGCTTGTGTATCTACACCTATGCTTGCTACCTTATCTGAAACAAACACGCTAATCTTGTGTCCATTCCATAATGTTCTTAACTGTTCTAGTGATTCTATACCTTCAATCTTAGAATGTTCTAGCAAGTGATAATCTTTTAGGAACTTAACTCTGTAAGCATAAATTCCTACATGACTATAACCTGTTACCTCTTCCGTAATAGCACCTCGTGGATAAGGTATAGCAGCACGACTAAAATATAAAGCATAACCGTTCTTATCCATTACAACTTTAACGTGATTCGGACTGTGTAATGTTATGTTGTTTAAAATTGGGTGACACGCAGTAGCAATAGAAGCTAATGGGTACTCTGCCAAATTTAAAGCTGTTTCGTTAATAATCTGTGGGTCAATTAAAGGTTCATCACCTTGTACGTTTACGACAATCTCGTTGTCATCCCACTCTAATGTCTTAACTACTTCTGCAATTCTGTCTGTGCCAGTTTGATGTTGGTCACTTGTCATTACAGCCCTAAATCCATGCTGTATGGCTGCATCAAATATATCTGTATGGTCTGTTGCTATGATAACTTCACTAGCATCACTCTTTGCTGCTTGTTGTGCAACTCGTATGACCATTGGCTTGCCGTTTATAAGTGCTAATGGCTTTGCCGGTAACCTTGTACTTCCATAACGAGCCGGTATTACTACTTTAAATGTCATTTGACGTAACCAACCGTATCTCGTTCAATATCATCGTGATTAAATTCTGTCCAGTATATTTCAAAAGCGATTGTAGGTTCTAGTGCCTCAAACTGATGAAACTCACCTGGTGCAACTTTAGTGTATTGACCTGCTGTTAATATCGTTACATCAACCAAGTCGTAACTCTTCCATACGCTAATCTTTAATTTGCCTGACTCTACAAAAAACCCATTCCACTTATGCTTATGAATGTGTTTGCTGCAAGTACCACCTTTAACAATATCAATGCGATGAAACTCTAAACTTGCATTGGCTTCTATGTTTTGGGTACTTCCCCATATTTTGCCGGCAATCATTTTGTATAATTATATTTTACAATTTGTTCAACTACAGACTCAAAGTCTTCTAGCTTCAACATATTAAGCCCATCACTAGGCGCATTGTCTGGGTCAGGGTGAACCTCAATAAAGAAGTTTTGTACGCCTAATGCACTAGCTGCTCTTGCTAATGACGGTACATACTCTCTATTGCCACCACTACTTGTTCCTAGACCACCAGGCTTTTGTACTGAATGTGTAACGTCAAACACTACATTATCGTAATTGTTCAACATATAATCCATGCCAGTATAATCAACCACCAAGGTATTATAGCCAAAACTCGTGCCACGTTCAGTAATCCAAACTTCTTTGGCATTATCAGTCTTTGATAATATACCTGCAACATCCCAAGGTGCTAAGAACTGACCTTTCTTGACGTTCACAATCTTATCGGTTAAACACGCTGCTTGTATTAAGTCTGTCTGACGGCATAAGAAGGCAGGTATCTGTAATACATCAACAGCATCACCAAACTCTTCTATAAACTCTACGTCATTAACACTATGTACGTCAGTTAGTATCTTTAATTCAGGTATCTCACGCTTCATGTCAGCAAAGTCATATAGCGTATATACAAGACCAATGCCTCGTTTACCTTCAATACTACTTCTGTTAGCCTTATCGTAGCTGGCTTTAAAGTAATACTCTATGCCATGCTTTGCACAAATATCTGCACAATGCTTTGCAATATGAAGACTAAGTTCTAATGTTTCGTGCTGACAGCACCCTGCAATAATTTTCATTAATTAGCAATCAAAGTTTACTGGTCTTATTGTTGCCTGTTAATGGATGTATCATGTTATGGTAAGTCTGCCACCAGTCATCGCTGTAGTCTGTGGCTTGGTAATCAGTAAAGCATGGTGTACCTAATGTAGTATGAACCAGTTTTGCTTTGCTGTTGTAATTATATTCTGTGGCTAACCAGTTCCACTCTATTGGCAATGAACCTATATCTTTATCATCTAACCAACTAAAGCGATGCAAATAACTGCCTGTTGATGCCATTACCAATTCTGGTGTTAGGGCTTTGTTTTTTTCGCAGTTAAACAGTATGACGCTTGACCAGTTCTTGCGTGGATAACTTTCATTCTTTGCGCCCAAGTATTTAACTGGGTGCTGGGTAATGTAATTATGCTTAACGACTTGAACGGCTTTGCTGTCATCATATAGTGCGAGTAACTCCGCTATGTCTGCCTTAACAATCATGTCACCATCAGCAAATATAGCCATACCTTCGTAAGCACACATTGCAGGGACTAAAAAGCGAGAGTAGATGAAAGCATTACTTCCATCGGTGTGCGTTTCCTTATAGCCTTGCAACGTGTTCAATGCTAACGGTACAAATGATACCGGTATGCTGCTGTGTTCTATTACTGATTGACAAAATGCGTGATACGCAACAGGTTCAGCACTATTGTCAAATCCTACAAATATACGTAAAGGTTTCATTACCAATGGTGAATAGCGTTAATTACCAATGTAATGTTAGCAATTACAGCCAACAGGATAATAAACCAATGGTCGTTCATTTACCATTTGACCTTGTTAGCCATTACTTTTTACTCTTTTTAGATTTACCAGCTTGAGATAGTGCGATTGCAATACTTTGCTTTTGTGACTTACCAGCATTCATCTCTGTTTTGATGTTTTTGCTGATAGTCTTTTGACTTGAACCTTTTTTTAACGGCATATCACATATCCTCGTTTTCAAAATCTTTACGTTCCCATGCTTGGCAAACTCTAGGGTTATGGCATGAAAAATCTAATTTATGACAATAACCACGTTGCGTGAATGAGTCATATATATCGTATTCGTTTAATGGATATTTGGCTGTCATAGCCTCTAACATCTCTGGAGTATTCTCATAATACTCACAGTTACCACAGATTCTTGTACGGGCTGTCTTTTCGTCTACTAACCATATCTTAGCCATTTTGCGCCAAAACTCGTTGTTAGGAGCATCAACATCTAATGCACCAAGATTCCAGTTGTTAATAGCGTTCTTAGTATTAGCTATATTTTCTTTAGCAGAAACAATAACTGGAGCAGCTTCTAATATACCCATACAATTCCTTAAATTTAGGAGCCTCTCGCAACTAGACTGACTCGGAGTCTACCCTACCACGTCTGGGGGGCTATGGTTACTTTCTAGCGATGTACTGTCGCTGGAATAAAAAAGTAAAATAACTATGCAATTACTTTACTATAAACCTTTACGTGACTTTAACATATTAATCAATCGTGGTCAATATATCACTTTTAATGGTTTTAACTATGGTAACGTGTCTAAAAAAGAGCAGAATGTAAACACGTACACGCTAATGTGTACACTTAATCAACAGGAGATTCATCATGTGGACAACACCAGCAGCTACTGAAATGCGTTTTGGCTTTGAAGTTACTATGTATATTTGCAACCGTTAGTAATTATGTTATAGTAGCAAATCTACCAGAGTGACTTAGCGGTCACGTTCGGCTTCAGTAACCGACTGGTAGTTACAAACTTTCTTACTGACCTTAACTGAAAGGTATCACAATGCCACATAAAGACCCTGCTGCACAAAAAGCCTATTTAAAATCTTATCATGCTAAATGGTATCAAGCTAATAAAGAAAAAAGATTAGCACAAATAGAGTTATATCAAACAACAAAATCTGATGACTGGAGAAAACTAATTGGTCAAAAGCATCATTTAAAAACTAGATATAATTTAACTCCAGAACAATACAATGAAATGGCAAAACAACAAGATTACAAATGTGCTATATGTAATATTGATGTAACTGATAATATCAGAGCAAATAAACAAATAGCATTAAGCGTTGACCATAATCACACAACAGGAACTATAAGAGAATTGCTGTGCATGAAATGTAATTATGGTTTAGGTTATTTTAGAGATGATTTTTCAATATTACAAAAAGCATCAAATTATTTAAAAAAACACAAATAGTATATACATTGTATATACCCAGTTATGGAGTTACATTTTTCATAATGTCTTCATGGCTGGGTTCTTTAGAGTACTCAAACTCTATCAGCATCTCAATAAAGTGTATCGCCTTTTTTAAATCCTCAAGACCGTTTTTATTCCTATGCCTACAAAGGTACTTGATTGCAGTAGCCTCTAGGTACGGAATGTTATTGTAATAGCAAAACTCTGCCGGCTGTATTGCAAAGCCCTTGTAGTGATTGCCACCGTGTTGGATGTCTAATACACTCATTACCAGTCACTCGCTGACATTGTTGAACCGCTTACATGGTTTTTAGGTGATTTCATGTTAGCCCTGTCTATTGCACGTTGATTCATATATAAGTTACTTAATTTTCTGTCATCAAAATTAATTACCCTAGCACCAGGTATTGTTGGTGTATTTTCGCTAACTTTAGTTTTGTATTTCTTAGGTGACACGTACTCTAAAGCATCCTCGTAACTCATCAGCTTGGTAGTGACAAAACTATAATACTTACGTGTGCCGGTATCGCTAACAACAATACTCTTCATAAATCCTCTAGCCATTAAACTCTTAATTGTGTTAGATGCAGTATTCTTGTCATCATCTAATTGCTGTTTCATATCTGTAAGCGTTTTAGGTAGTACGCAAAACTCTAGGTAGACGTTGTATCTAGCAACCATCTCTTTTGCCATCCTGTCTAGCTTTTCTTCTTGTTTTGCGTATGAGTCTGCTATTCTTTTCTCTCTGAATGCCTGTTCTGCTGCCTTGGCTTCTTCTTGGGTTTTGTAGTCACCTATGTGGATAATCTGACAATCTGAGTCTCTAGCTGTTACTACCCATGCGTCTACTTTCTTACGAAAGACAATCATAATAAACCTTTCTCAATTAATCTTAACTGCGTTTCAATAACACCCTCTAGGTGCGATAACTTTAATTCATCTCTTGTGTGGTTAGTTCTTACTCTGCCATCTATAGCATCATGGCATCCAGAGCAACAATACGCACCATGTAGGTCGTTTACTTTCTGACCAGTACCGTGTCCATACCTAATTCCACTTAAATGCGCTAGAACGGTTGTTTCTGGATTGCCATTGCAATAGCCAATAATTCTGACCGTGCAATTCTCGCCTTTAGCTGATTGTGTGATTTTACTCATTGAACACAAATCCAATCGTGCCAGCCCATAGTTCTATATGACGTTGGTAATCAGCCATCTCTGCAGTAGATAGTTTAGTTGTACTCTTAATGACTTCTATTGTTTCGCCATTGACAGTAGACTGGCTTCGTAGGAACTTCCATCCCATCAATTCATGCACTTTATCTGGTGACTCGCCAATATACTCGCCAAGCGCACCATATAGTTTCCATAGACGTGAGTTTTGTTCTAAGTTACGAGTGTGTGATTTAACTGTTACGTTAGCTACATAACCTAGTGATAAATCCAATGCTTTAATCTTTTCAAACAAGTAAGGTAAATTAGTGCTGCTGATATTAAAGTTTTTAACTTCCATGAAACATATCCTTTATCTTTCTGCGTGACTCTTGAGATGTAGCCACTTTCACCGTTTCTATTTCGTCTTGCTTTATTTCACCAGTTATTACCCTAGTACCATCTGTTGCACGAAACTTACCTGTAAAGCCAGCAGCCTTCATTCGTTTAATCCATTCATTACATGAAATCATAGTCAACTATTCTTATCCTTTAATGATAAAACATAAGCTACTAAGTCTTGATATCGCTTGCTGACCATCTTTACTTCGTGTGCTGGGCAAATCCTATACGCATAAGCAATCTCATTAAATTCTTCTTCATTCCAACCCACAGTTTCTTGCGCTGGTTGTTTTAATGCTTTCTTTTCGCCCATACATTTAGCCAATAATTTTAAGGTTGTATTAGCATCTTTTCTGTTTCTAGCAATACATTCTGCTGGTGTTTCATCCTCTTTTAAATATTCTTCACAGTCGCTTAATCTGCGTTGCATATCTTGTAATTTATCTAAAGGCACAGCCACCATATTGCTTTGTCGTTCTAGTGCTTCTTTGCAAGCGTTGATTGCTTCTTCAGGTTCAAACCATCCTTCGTCTTGGCTCAAGGCATCAATCGCCATCTTTAATGCTTCGTCTTTAGTCATTAAATACCGCCTTTACTAAAATGTCCATGTAAGCAGGAATCGTAAACTTGCCAGACTCGTACTTAGCAATGCTATCCCTAGTCTTAAATAACTTAGTGCCAAACTCTTTCTGTGATAATCCTGTTTTACTGCGCAGTTCTTTTAACTCTGTATGTGTCATATATAACCCTATCTGTCGTTGATGATTTATTATATATCACGCTGTATAAAATATGCAACTATTAAAATAATCTTTCTTGTGCAGCATGTTGTTTAATTCGTTTACAAGCAGCTTCAAAATAATCTGTGTCTAATTCACATCCATAAAATTTTCTATCGTGCATTAATGCTGCAATACCTGTAGTGCCTGTCCCCATAAATGGGTCAAATACCAAATCACCTTTTTTAGAAAAATTAACTATTGCTGTTTCAGCAAGCCTAACTGGGAATATAGCTGAATGTCCAGCAACTCCGCTTTGTTCTTTTGGTATTCTCCAAATGTCAGATAATGTTCCTCTCTCAAAGTTAAAAACATTAAAACACCGACCAGCTTTTGCGTTTGGTTCAAATATTAAAATTAACTCTGTGGCTTTATTTAAAACTCCATCGTGCATAGCTGGTTGTCCATGCCCCTTATCCCAAATTACAATATCTTTAATTTCTTTATGAAACAATCCAATCATTTTAAATATAGCTTCTTTACTGCCAGTTACTATCTGTATGTTATAAATTATAATTTTAGATAACCTTAACATTTCTTTAATTGCTTCAGAATGAAATATAAAATAATCATCAATACTTAATGCGTCATCAAAATTATTATATTTTTTACTAAAATGTTCAGATTTTTCTCTTGTAGTATATTCACCATTTCTTACTCTTGTTCTCATGTTGTATGGTGGTGATGTAACAATCAAATCAAAAGCATTGTTAGGCAATGATTTCATATAGTCCATGCAGTCCATATTGTGTAGCGTTGCTTTACCTATCGTTATCATTTTCTGCCCTTTGTTTAGCTTCTTCCAATGTGTCGTAATAGCCTAGGTTTTTATTGCGCTGGCTAAGCCCGTACTTTACTCCAGTAGCTGAGTAGTATTTGGCTATAGTCCATGAGCCAGAACTAATATGATATTTGTCTTGTTCTATCCACTTCATACGTATTTCTCTTTTAATTTGAGTACAGCATCATGCAAAGTTACTTTGTGCTTTGGTATATGCCATTGCTTTTCCCATCTGTATTTAGTGACTGTTGAATTTCCAAGGTCAATGTTATCTTCGTCAGAATTATTATTGTGAGATGTCATAAACACTACAGAAACTTTACCAGCGTCTTGGCAAGCATCACATAATCGTTCCAATGCAAGTTGTTGACCAAATGGCATTGCAGCATCTAAGTATTTAGTTTCAATAAATATAAATAACTTATTCTTAAACTCCATAAACGCATCAAAATCCATAGGCGATATTTTGTCAAAGTGCATATTGCTGAAGTTTACAAAACAACCTAAATGCTTACGATTTCGTATCATAGTTATCCCCTAAAACTTTACGTGCAGCTTCTACTGAAGTTTCTGGAAAGTTCTGTGGATTCTTTAAAATTCTTTTAGCCCAGGCGTGATAGTCAGTCTTAGGTTTTAGTCTTTCGTGAATAAACAAAGCCAACTTATCAGCGTGTGCTTTATTGTCTTCATGGTTTACTGGTGCTGGTAATGCTTTAAAGTCTTGTATGTTACTTGTAACGCAATGCTTTAAAAACTCATCGCAATTAGGTGCATATTGATACTTTGCATCTAATCCAGCCTTAATACGTTCTGCGCTTACACCAGCTAATTCTAATGACCATGTAGCCTTTGCATTTGCAATACCTACATCCTCACCAGCATCGTTTACCTGACCAATCTTAAACTTGTCAAAGAAGTTATTACCAAAACGACCATGCAATCGCATAAAAATACGTTCAACCCATTCTGCTGGCAAATTAAAAGTCTGCATGATTATCTCCAACTAATTTTATGTGTGCTGTTTGTTCTGCAATGTACTGTGGTTTAAATACTGATAATGCTGCATTTAATGTTGATGCTTGCTTATCTTGTTTTAACCACGATGCTTCAAATCCAGTCCAACCTTTTTCACAACAAATAGTAATTGCTTTCTCTGGAGTTATACCTGCTAGTGATGCTTGCTTACATAATGAGTTATACATACGTTCAGTAAATGGTGCTGCCCTTTTACTTTTTCTGATAGCTTGATACTCAGTAAATAATTCCGCAGGAATTGGTGGTATGTATTTGTTTAATGGTTTATGTTTAGTGGTTATTGTTTCTTGTTTAGCATTAGCCTTTGGTACACCCCCTGATAGCCCCCCTATAACCTCGCTATTACCATCCTTTGACCACCTCTTAGCAGCCCCACGTTTGCCAGCTTCACTAAATGCTTGGTATTGTTCAATTTCTTTATTAGCACGATGATTTATCCAACCATCATCAGTCAAAGTAAAAAACTCTGTCAATACGCTTTCAACGTCAGATAAATACTCTTTGTTTAAGCAAAGTAGTCTAGTAATTTTTATTAAATCATTTTGTATTGGTTGCTCATGTAGGTAATAAAAGTCTAATAACCTACGGTAGCAAATATCCTCGGTAGGCGATAAATGCTTTGTGTGGCTCTGATAGTCACCAATGTTAAATTGGTAGTAATGCATTTGGTTTCTCCAAAAAAAAACCTTAGACAACACTCTCATCTTTTTTAGGGATGTTGACGGACTGGTGGGTACCAGCAGAGTGTTGACTAAGGCTTACCCAATGTTCACCGTCAAGTGATGTAATAACTATAAACTAACTTTTTCTTTCTTGCAAGTATTTTGTTGTCTACGTCTTTGTCCTGTTGATTTATTATTACGAACTGCTGTCATCCATAACTTACCATCTTCTAATATAAAGACTACATCATGCACAAGACCACAATCACAACAAAACAAACGGTACTTTTCACCAATTGGTATTTCAAATGGCTCAAAGTCATATCTTTGTGTAATTTTACTTTTCATTTAAATACTCCATAATTGCAGTTTTAGCTTCATCAAATCCGTAGCAGACAACCGACAAGTAGTTCATTGAACTAGCTGCTGCCATAAACTCTTTCTGACTATCTGATACTTTGCCAGTCTTTGCCTTCATCTCAATAAACATTCCATGATATTTAGTATTAGGAATCATTAAGAATAAATCGCTGACTCCGGCAAGCACTCCCTCTGCCTTTAAATTGACTGCCGTGACTATGTGCCTAGACCCACCATTAGGGATTGCCCACAAGTGATACTTGTATTGCTTGTATTGCATTCTAAACCAGTTGATTAGCATTACCTGTTCTTGATGTTCTGATATTTTCATAATTATTTTCAATAAATGTATAAATAATGCTTGACATGGCTATTTGCTGTTGATATTATACACACATCGCAGCAAATTATGCGATTAACTTAATAGAAACGGTAAGGAGAAATAAAATGGACTATAACGCAGATTGGTATCCTGGTTGCACTAACGACCCAGACTGGCAAGACCGTGACAATCATTACGATAACGCAGAAGAACGTGTTTATGACCGTGTCACAGAAACCCTACAAGCATCAGCATACGATGTATTTTCAATCGTAATAGACTACGCTGACCAAGAAGCTATTGCACAGACTCTCAAGGCAATGGTTATTGCATACGACAATTCCTTAAACGCAGGTAGAAAAGTAGACCGTGAACAAAGCGCACAAGATTTCGTTGTGTTTGCTAAGTCATTTGCTAACGTATGTATATCTGCTATTGAAAAAGAGGCAGAACAAAATGCGTGATTACAAAAACTACAAACCTAAAACAGACTTTACACCAGTTATTGAAGGCTTATGCTTTGTGGGTGTAGTCTTATTATCAATTTTCTTATATTTATTATTGGCGGTGTAATATGTCAGTTTCTTACGAACAAGAACGCAAGCAACATATTGCTGACCTGCAAGCACAGTTTACAGAGTTTCTGTATGACAATTACAGCATAGGCAATGGTGAACAACTTATTCACATACTAGAACAAGGTGATGCACTTGAGGCTTTTTTAGACCTTAAAGGTTTACCAGAAGACACAGAGATTGAAATTTAAGGAGAATGATATGTCAGTTTACAAAAAATTAAACAATGCTAGATTAGAGTTACAAAACACTAAACTAAGCAAGTCAGGTCACAACAAGTTTGCCGGCTACAAATACTTTGAACTTGGTGACTTCTTGCCAACCATCAACAACATATTCAGCAATTCTGGTTTATGTGGTGTAGTTAGTTTTACGTCAGACTTAGCAACATTAACCATCACAGACGTTGATGACAACTCACAGATAGTTATTACTAGCCCTATGGGTAGCGCAGCGTTAAAGGGTTGCCATGAGGTGCAAAACGTAGGGGCAGTAGAAACATATCAACGTAGGTACTTGTGGGTCACGGCAATGGAAATCGTAGAACATGACGCACTTGATGCTACTACTGGAGCAGACAAGCCAGTAATACCAGAACTCAAGTCACCAGAGTACAGCAAGGAAGAGATGGACATATTGCACTCATTAGCTGAAGGCTTTACTGCATTTGTAGCTGACAACAATCATGCTGAAGCCAAAGTAACATGGGATGCACTTGATAACGAACAGAAGTCTGTAATGTGGGGTTTGTTAGATAGCAAGACTAGGTCATCATACAAAAAGTATTCTAGTTCAAACAAATAGGAGATAGACATGAACAAAATTTTAATCGCTTTAGCATTACTAGTAGTATCAGCAACAGCGTACGCAGCTTGCACAACTCAAACATATACATCTGGTGGCAAGATGGTAATGTGTACTACTTGCTGTGACAGTCTTGGCAACTGCAATACGAATTGCTTTTAAGGTGGATAACATGATTATCAAGTCACTATATGGCTTAACACCACCCAGCCAAAAAGAGGTGGCAGACCGTGATGCTAAAATAGCGCAAGCTATAAAAGAAATGGGTCACAAGTATTTACTTTCAAAACCAATGCCTAAAATTAGGTAACAACTAAAGGAAATAGTATGAATTTATTAGCAGCAACAGGTCGTTTAGGACAAGATGCAAAATTAAGTTACACGGCAAACCAAGATGCAATCTGCAACTTTTCGCTGTCATTGACTGCCGGTTACGGTGATAAAGCAACGACTACCTGGTTAAACTGCAATCTTTGGGGTAAACGTGCAGAGATATTAGCACCAATGCTTCTAAAAGGAACGCAGATAGGCATTACAGGCGAGATTAACTTGCGCCCATACAAAGCAAAGGATGGCACAGAGAAATCAAGCCTAGAGTGCCGTGTTGGTGACGTAACTTTGCTAGGTGGCAAATCTGAAGGTGGTGCATCTAAACCAGCAGTAAAAGCTGACCCTATGGATGGTTTAGAAAGCGATATTCCGTTCTAGTCATAAGGTCGTGTTATGAAAGTTAAATGGCACGACCTTCTTTTGAAACCAATAAATTTATGGAGTCTACCTATGTCAAATAATGATGTAACTGGTGATGCTTTACGAACTAAACTTGGTAGTAAAGAACAACAAGAAAAGTTTTCTGAAGGCTTTGACCGTATCTTTAGTAAAAAGAAAAAAACAGTAGATTGGGATGAAAACCGCATTGATACTATTGGTCAAAATGGTAACGATGGGCTGCACTACGAAGCTAACGATAAATAGGAGAACTATATGCCATGCAATAATAACTGCAATCAAGGCAGGTCGTGTGACTGCAAAAAAGACGCAAGCGTAGATAGAGCCACAGTAGTTGTAGTAACGTTGCTAATTATCTGTATTGTTTCCATTGGATTTGGATTATATAAGCTAGTCAATGGAACTAAAGGTCAAGACTGCGCTGTAGAGGTTCAATTTGGTGGTGGTGTTAAGGCAACTTACCTTGGGACTAGCGTTTAAATGTACACTTTAGACTATATCTTGTGTTACAAAGAGGCTTTTATACTAGGTATTGTGGTAGGGTTAATTATATCTACATATTATGCAAAATATGTATATAATAAACAAAAACATAAGGATAGCTATGGTAACTCCAATAGACGATAAACTTGCCCAGTTTGCTACTAACAGACAATGGGAGTATTACTCAAAGTCTTGTGAACTAGGTTCTAATAGGGCAGCAGCAAAATTCTTTGGTGTAACTGCTACGGTAGTTGATGTGTCTGTTAGAGGATTAAAAGCCAAGGCAGCACTAGCAGGTTACGCACCAAATAATGATATGACTAGAGTAGCACCAGAACCGTTTATAGTTCGTGGTGTATCTACCTACTACAATGCTGAAGGCAAAGCGTCTGGGCAATGGGTTAAGACTAAGGTAGACGATAGCAAGTTAGAAGAAATAGTGCGTAACTTTGTTGCAGACCTTGCAGAAGACATCAAAGGTCTAGCACCAATAACTCCACCACCAGCAATAACGTCAGACAATGTCTTAACTGTAATCCCTATGGGTGACCCTCACTTTGGATTATATGCCTGGGCAAAAGACGCTGGCGATGACTTTGATTTAGACATTGCAGAGAAGCTAACCTGTAGCGCAATAGATAGACTTATAGCAAGTTCACCAAATACTCACACGGCATTGTTATTAAACCTAGGTGACCAATTCCATGCCGACAACCAAAAGAATATAACGAACTCTGGTCACCAACTTGATGTAGATGGTCGCTGGGCAAAGGTGCAGCAGGTAGGATTACGTGCAATTATCTACTGCCTAAAACGATTGCTAGAAAAGCACCAGAAGGTAGTCTTCCGTATCAATAAAGGCAACCACGATGGACATTCATCTTACGCACTAGCATTGATGATTAGTTGCTATTTTCATAACGAGCCACGCATGGAAGTTGACCTGTCACCGGCAGTATGCTGGTACTACACGTTTGGCAAGGTGCTAATAGGCTCTACGCATGGCGATACAGTTAAGGGTAAAGATATGCTGTCTATCATGGCAGCAGATAAGTCAGAGGACTGGGGAAGGTCTAAGTTTAGGTACTGGTATGTTGGTCACGTACACCATAAAGACGTTAAAGAGTATCACGGTGGTGTAGTTGAGTACTTTAGGACACTAGCAGCTAGAGATGCTTGGCATCAAGGACAAGGCTACCGTGCTGGTCGTGATATGTGTTCAATCATACTGCACAAAGAGTACGGTGAGATAGAACGACATACCTGCGACATTGGAATGATTACTGATTAGTTATTATTTAATTGGTTGCTTATTTCTTTCTAGTATTTTAACTATGTTTGGGTCAAATACAACAAAATTTTGAGTACCTTTCATTGCATCTCTACTAGGGTTATCAAAATACTTTACACCTTTAACTCCATATTGATTTAATAGTGTCTCACCAACATTAGGTTGACCTCTAATAATTTCCCATGTATTTAAAAATTGTGCAGGTGTTATATCTTTACCATATAGCAATCTTGCATCTCCACCTAATTCTGCCAAATCATCACTTGTAAGAGATTTTTTTGTTTTATTAATTGCAGCCATTACTGTAGGATTTTGCTGACTAATTGGTTTATCCCAATTTAACATATTTTCTATATGTGTATCTGGAATATCAACTTTATATAAATTGCTTGTACCTAAATTTTTTACATCTGACTTTTTATTGACGGAAGATAATATGTTATTTATATTGGTTGAAAAATTAAGTTCGTCTGGTCTAGAATTTTTAACCCAATCATTAACAAATTTCTTAGCTTTATTTAATCCAAGTTCATCTACTAATTGTGCTGCTTTATATTCTGGAGTTCTTGGTTCTACTTCTTTTCCAAAAATTGTTCGTCTTGGAGAAGCTATTTCACCAGCAGGTTCTATATTTGCATAAGATTGTGCAACTTTAGGATTTTCAGCAAAATATAATCCATGACCGTATGCTTGTGCGCCTTCTCCACTACCAATCTTAGTAGGGTCAAACTTATCAAATCGGTAAGGACTACCATGCCATGCTGTAATTCCCATAGGAGCAAATGTCATAGCAACATCTAACGCTTCATTAGGCATAACTGGCGATGGTTTGTTTAATTCTTGTAAGGCTGTCATGTCACCAGACAATAGACCACCTAGCGCATTACGGTATGGTGCGCCTTTAGCGTATTGTGCTTTTGCTGCTTCGGTAATGTAATCTAATAATCCTGCCATAACTTATCCTTATTTATTAAATAATGCTGCTTCAGCCTTGCGTCTTAAATCTAAACCTTTAAGAACTTTGCCACCAGCTTTGTTATATTTGAGAAGACTTTTAACAGCACCTTCATAATCGCCACGGTTAATCTTTTGACGGAGTGTGCTTCGCTGAAGTGTACCAAGACCAAGATTAAAGCTGAAGCTAACAAGAGAGTCAAACATACCTTGTGTAAGTTTTGCAGATATATAGCGTTTAACCCCAC